TTCAATAGTCCCATGTGGATCACTCCGTTGCCCCCGCTGCTCTCGGCCTTGGGGTAGGTTCACATGGCTCAGTTCTCAGTGAAAATTATCCGCCTAACCGGCTCAGTTCTGGGTGAAAATCAACACAACAAGACCCTGCGGCAGGCCTACGAGGCCTATCCCCGCACCTTCATGCTGTTCTGCCGCCAGGTGCTCGCCACCGACTTCAAGGCGATGCACCGGGTCCAGCTGGGTGAGGCGCCGCAGCTGCTGGAGGTCGGCGAGAGCGGCGAGTTCAAGCGCGGCACGCTCGGCGAGAGCAAGGAGAGCTACAAGGTCAAGACCTATGGCCGGGTGGTCGCGATCACCCGCCAGACGCTGATCAACGACGATCTCGACGCCTTCACCCGGATCCCGGCGATGTACGGCAACTCCATCGCGCAACTGGAGTCTGACGTGGTCTGGGGCATCATCACCGCCAACCCGGCGATGGCCGACGGCAACGCGCTGTTCCACACCACTCACAAGAACCTGGCCGGCACCGGCACGGCTCTCGCGGTCGATGCAGTAGGCGCGGCCCGCGCCGCGATGGCCAAGCAGACGGGCCTCGACAAGAAGACGGTGCTGAACGTCCGCCCCGCCTTCCTGATCGTGCCCGCCTCGCTGGAACTGAAGGCCGAGCAGCTGGTCGCCCAGAACCTCGTGCCCGCCGCGACGTCCAGCGTCGTGCCGCAGTCGATCCGCACGCTGGCGCCGATCAGCGAGCCCCGGCTCGACGCCGCCAGCGAGACCGCCTGGTATCTGGCGGCCAGCCCCAACCAGATCGACACCATCGAGTACGCCTATCTCGAGGGCCAGCAGGGCGCCTACATCGAGACCCGCAACGGCTTCGACGTCGACGGTGTCGAGATCAAGTGCCGCCTCGACTTCGGCGCCAAGGCCATCGACTGGCGCGGCCTCTACAAAAATCCTGGGGCGTAGGATCGGCTAACCGCAATGACGATCGATGATCGACAGGGCGCGGTGCCGATCCCCGGTTTCCCCGGATACCACATCGACCGGGTCGGTCGGGTCTGGAGCGCGCATCGCAAGGGCAGGATCCCGCGCGGCGCACGCTCTGCATGGCTGGATCGCCCCGACTGGGCTGTGCGCAAGCCATGGCGTGACCCCGAAGGGTATCTGCACCACACGCTGGTCCGCGACGGCGAAGGCAACCGTCAGCGGATCGCCCTGCACATTCTGGTCGCGGCCGCGTTTCTGGGGCCGCGCCCTGACGGACTGGTGGTCGCTCACCTCGACGGCGACAAGTCCAACAATCGGGTCGACAACCTCGCCTATGTCTCGCAGCGCGAGAACATTGAACACAAGCGCGTCCACGGCACGATGGCCTGCGGCGACCGTTCGCATCTCTCGCGCCTGACCGATCATCAATGCAGCCGGATGCTCGACTGCCTCGGCGCAGGGTTCTCCCGCCGCGAGGTGGCCGGGGCGTTCGGCGTCACCGTCAGCCACGTCGCCGCCCTGAAGACGGGCCGCATCCGAAAGCACCTGACCAATCAGCGCGTCTGAGAAAGGATCCTCCCCATGAAAAACTACGTCCAGCCCGGCAACACCATCACCCTGACCGCGCCCTATGCCGTCGCCTCCGGCGATGGCCTGCTCGTCGGTTCCATCTTCGGCGTTGCCTCGGGCGCCGCCGCCCTCGGCGAACCCGTCGAGGCAGCACTCGTCGGCGTGTTCGATCTGACCAAGGTCGGCAGCCAGGCCTGGACTGCGGGCGCCAAGGTCTATTGGGACAACACCAATAAGCGCTGCACCACCGTCGCGACCGACAACACGCTGATCGGCGTGGCGACCGAGGCCGTGGCCAGCGGCGCGGGCGACACCATCGGCCGGGTACGGCTGAACGCGAGCTTCTGATGAGCGCCTTCGCAGCCGCCGTCGGCGCCCTCTTCGCCGATCCAAACATCGGCCGGGACGCGGTCTACATCGCCGACGGCGGCGCGCCCCAACTGGTGCGCGTCGTCGCCCGGCGCGCCGATGCGATCACCGACTTCGGCGACGCCCGGCTCTGGTCCGAGACCACCCGGATCGACCTGCGCGGGGCCGAGGTGCCAGCCCCACGCCCCGGCGACCGCATCGAGATCGACGGCGACGCCTTCCTCATTCAGGGCGAGCCCGTCCGCGACCGCGAGCGGCTGGTCTGGACCGTCGACCTGAGGCCCGCGTGAAACTGAAGCTCGACATCGACCCCGACATTGTCGCGATGATGGCGGCCGAGGTTGCGGCGGGCGAACGCGCCGTGACGGCCGCCATGCGCGAGGCCGGGACCGGGCTCAAGGACGCCTGGCGCGCGCAGAGCACCGGCGCGGGTCTCGGGGCCCGGCTCGCCCGCACCATCCGGTCGGAGCAGTTCCCCAAGGGCAAGCCCAGCCTCAGCGCAGCGGCGCTAATATGGTCGAAGGCCCCGGTCATCATCGGCGCGCACGACACCGGCCCGCTGATCCGGTCGAAGAACGGGTTCTGGCTGACGATCCCGCTTCTCGCCGCAGGCAAATCCCTGCGCGGCGGCAGGATCACCCCCGGCGAATGGGAACGCCGCTCGGGGCTGCGCCTACGCTTCGTCTATAGGCGCGCGGGACCGAGCCTGCTGGTCGCCGAGGGGCGGCTGAATACCAAGGGCCGCGCCGTGGCGTCGCGGTCGAAAACCGGCCGGGGCGTGACAACGGTGCCGATCTTCCTGCTGGTGCCGCAGGTCAAGCTGCCGAAGCGGCTGGACCTCGCGCGGGATGCGGCGCGGGCGCATGGCGCCGTGCCGGGGCTGATCGTGGCGAACTGGGTGGGGGAGAGGATTTAATGTCAGGATGTCGAGGCCCAAGCCCTGAAGTCCACAAAAAGCCGACGGATCCCCTTGCCGTCAAACAACCAGTCTGCCCTCGACTCTTTCGTCCAGAGGGCCTCGAGGTCGGCGTCTTCGTCATGGAGCAGCAGTCCAAAATAAGCAGCGAGTTCTTCCACAGATCGTTTCCCAAATCCCTGCCGGAAGTCTTCGTATAGTTCTCGACGAGCGTCTGATGCTTCCGACGACCAGCCGGGATACACAAGATCCAAATCCTGATGCAGCTGCAACGTGAAATCATAAAAGGCCTGAGGAGGTTTCACGTCAGTCGTTCCTTGGATAAGAGGTGATGATGATGAAGCCGTTCGGCATGTCGGGTGCATGTTCGATGACTGTACCTATACCGAATGTAGGCCTTAAGATCACGGGTGCCGACGCTCTGGGTCCGATGCGATATGCTTCGACGCCCGTTTCTGTCGGGAATATGCTGGTTATGAAGGCCCGTCTTCTCTGACCCGTCGCCACGGCGTTTACAACATGTGCATTCTGCGAAAGGTTGGAGTTGGTAAGCCTCTGCGCGGCTTGAAGGGAGGGGAAAGAGCCGTGGCGCCGGCGGAACTGACTGACGAACAGACCTTGAACCTGATCGGTTCTAACCGCTCGCAGCAAGAATTCTTCACTCTTCCCGACATGCAATGCGATGGTGTGCCCGCCCGCGGCCTCGTGCTCGGCGAGGTCTTGGAGGGGATAGCCCCCGTCGGTGGGGACATAATCAACAAGCGTGACGTCATTCGGTACATCGGGGCTGACCGGCTCCGCATAGCACCTGCAGTTGTGCGCCTGGCCCGGATGTCCGCCCGCGGGCGGCTCGTCCCATCGGAACATCTGATCGTCGTACTCGGCATGGCTTTCGCGAACCTTGGCATCGTCCTGGGAGCGCCAGATGTAACGTTCAATGCCGAGGTCTTGCTGCCGAAGCTGGTTGATCAGCCCCGCGAAGGCCCGAAGGAGACGTTCTTCCATCGCAGTCCGCAACGGACGCAGGCGCTGCGGGTGGGTCTCATATTCCTCGAAGATGGCCGCCAGACGCGCATCCCACGTGCGCAGCGCCTCCTCCTTCGCGTCCGAAACGTCCCGAAGGTCGTCTTCGGACACCCGTGGCACGGTGTCCGGGGGCGTCAGCGCATTCAACAGCATCCGGGTGTTGTCGGCGATCACGCGGTCGAGTTGGTCGGTGAAATCAGCCCGTAGATCGGCGTAGCCGGGAAAAAGCGACTTGATCGAAATGCCCGCACGGTAGCTGTACACGGCCCCGTTCTGCCGTGCCAACACGTACTGACCGCTGCCGCCGTGGCGGAGAAATTCCCGTAGATTGTGCCGCATGGAACCTCCCGACGAACCGCAGGATGCAAGTTACCAGCAATTGGTTAATGAGTACTCTCCCGACCGTTCGCTGCTTCCGTTGCCACATTAACCGGAAAACCAACAAGGCCCGCTTCAATGCCCACCTTCCGTGAAACCATCCTCACCGCGCTGCACGCGCGGCTCTCGTCGCTGCCCGCCGCCGCGCTTCGCGGCGAGGTAGTGCCCGAGCGTGTGCCCGCCGCGGGCCTGATGATCCTGCGCGACGGCTAGCCGGGGGAGCCCGGCGTGACGCTGTCACCCCTGCGCTACCACTACCAGCACCGTGCCGAGATCGAGGCGGTCGTGCAGGGTGCCGACCGTGACACGGCCTTCGCCGCGCTCTGCGCCGGCATCGGCGCCGTGATTGCAGGTGATCGGACACTGGGCGGGCGGTGCGACTGGGTCGAGGCCGAGGCCCCGCGCGCGGTCGATCTGCCGGTCGAGGGCGCGGCGAGCCTGAAGGCCGCCGTGATCCCGGTGATCCTCCACTACACCACGGCCGACCCGCTCGGCTGATTCCGACAACCCGAGGAGACGACAATGGCACGAGCCCACGGGGCGCGGGCGCAGATGGCGCTGGCGTTCGAGACAACCTATGGCACGCCGCCCGCCAGCGGCTACACGCGGATGCCCTTCGCCAGCACCACGCTGGGGGCCGAGCAGCCGCTGCTGAATTCCGAGCTGCTCGGCTATGGCCGCGATCCGTTGGCGCCGATCAAGGATGCGTTGACAGCGGACGGCGACGTGGTTGTGCCGATCGACGCCAATGCCTTCGGCTTCTGGCTGAGGGCGGCCTTCGGCGGGCCCACCACGACCGGCACCGGACCGGGGCCCTTCACGCATGAGTTCCGCTCGGGCGGCTGGATGCTGCCGTCGATGGCGATCGAGGTCGCCATGCCCGAGGTGCCGCGCTTTGCGATGTACGCGGGCTGCGTCGTCGACCAGTTGTCGTTCCAGATGCAGCGCGCGGGGCTGCTGACCGCCACCGCGCGGCTGGTGGCCCAAGGCGAGGCGCTGGCGACGACCACCGGCGCGGGCACGCCCGCTGCACTCGACCTGCTGCGCTTCGGCCATTTCAATGGTACGGTGACGCGCAACGGCACAGCGCTGGGCAACCTCGTCACCGCTGAGGTGACATATGCCAACAACCTCGACCGGATCGAGACCATCCGTGCCGATGGCCGCATCGACGGCGCCGACCCCGGAATGGCGGCGCTGACCGGCCGCATGGAGGTGCGCTTCGCCGATCAGGTGCTGGCGAACCAGGCCATCGCCGGGGACGCTTGCGAGATCGAGCTCGGCTGGGAGCTGCCCTCGGGCGAGAGCCTGACCTTCACGATCCATGCGGTCTATCTGCCGCGCCCGCGCGTCGAGGTGCCGGGGCCGCAGGGCATCCAGGCCACCTTCGACTGGCAGGCGGCGGTCGATCCCGCGCTGGGGCGGATGTGCACGGTGACGCTGGTGAACGAGCGAGGGACCTACTGATGCTGACACTCGATCTAACGAACGCACCGCGCTGGCTGGACCTGCTGCCCGGCGTGCGGCTGAAGCTGCGCCCGCTCACGACGGCGCTGATGGTCTCGGCCCGCGCCGATCTGGCAGTCGAGGCCCTGCCTCCCGAAGCCACGACCGAGGAACTGGCGCTCGCCATGGCCAAGGCGGTGGCCCGGCGCGCGGTGCTGGACTGGGAGGGTGTCGGCGATGCCGAAGGCAACCCGGTCGGGGTGACACCCGAGGGCATCGATGCGCTTCTCGAAATCTGGCCCGCCTTCGAGGCCTTCCAGGGGGCCTATGTCGCCAAGGGCCTGCTGCTGGAACAGGAAAAAAACGCCTCATCGCCCTCGCCGACTGGTCCTACGGCGGGGGCGACAGCTACTGCGCGGCGTGCGCGGGGCCGTGCCCGGACTGCCCCGCACGACTGAACCGGCCGCTCACCCTTGAGGGCGCGCAGGTCTGGGACCTGGCGCAACGCCTCGGTGGGCAGCTGCGCATCCTGCCTGGCGCGGTGATCGGCTGGGACATGGGCGCGGCGCTCAGCCTCGGCCGCGCGCTGGGCGTGCCGTCCTTGGCCATGGCCGAATTCCTGCCCGCCATCGAGGCGGTGATGGTGCGCCACCTGAACGAAACGCTCGCCGCCGAGCGCGGCTGATCCCTCCAAGAGGTTCCGATGACGGAAAAACGCGTATCCGTCCGCCTTGCGGCGGTGGGCGGTCGGCAGGTGCGTGCCGAACTGGAGGGTGTCGGCGAGGCCGGGGCGCGGGGCTTCGGGTGCCTCAGCCGTGAGATGGAGCTGGCCAACACCCGGCTCGCCGCCTTCGCACGGCGCGCGCGGATCGCGGCAGCGGCAGCGGCCGGGGCGCTTGCGGCAGCGGCCACGGCGATGATCCGCTCGGGGCTGTCCACCGTCGATGCGCAGGCGAAGCTCGCGACCTCACTCGATACCACAGTCGAGAGCATCCAGGTCCTCGAGCGCGCGGGCGATCTGGCGGGTGTGTCGATGGGCCAGATCGAACAGGCCACCGCGCAGCTGACGCGGCGGCTGAGCCAGGCTGCCGCCGGGGCCGGACCCGCGACGGAAGCGCTGCGGCGTCTGCGGCTGTCGGCCGGGGAGCTGCAAGCCCTGCCGCTCGACCAGCGCATCGCGTTGATCCAGGATCGGCTGGCGGAATTCGTGCCCGAGGCCGAGCGCGCGGCGGTTGCCTCGCAGCTCTTCGGGGACCGGGCGGCGCTGGTCTTCACGCGGATCGACACCGCCACGCTGCGCCAGGCGACGCAGGACGTGCGGGATTTCGGCGTGGTGGTCAGCGATCAGGACGCGCGCCAGATCGAGCGCACCAATGACGCGATCTCGCGCCTCGGTCTGATCTGGCGCGGTCTGTCGAACCAGCTAGCGGTCGCCGCCGCGCCCGCGCTGGAAGCTGTCGCCAACGCCATGGCGGCGGTGGCGCGCACCACCGGGCCGCTGGGCATCGCGATCCGGACACTATTCGACAACCTCGGGCGGCTGGTGAGTATCGGTGCCACCTTCGCCGCCCTCATGGCCGGGCGCTGGGTTGCCGGGCTCGCGGCGGCGGCACTCTCGGTGCGCGGGCTGGCCACGGCGCTCGTCTTCCTGCGCGGGGCGCTGATCCGCACTGGCATCGGCGCTCTGATCGTCGGCGCAGGCGAGCTGGTCTATCAGTTCTCCCGCCTCGTCTCGGGCGCCGGGGGCTTCGGCAATGCGCTGGAGCTCATGGGCAATGTCGCCCGCGCGGTCTGGGACGGGATCAAGACCACGATGGGCTCGCTGGTGGACGATTTCCGGGCGCTACGTGCGGATATCGAGAGCATCTGGACCCGCCTCATGGCCTTCCTCGCAAGCAAATGGGCCGATTTCCTCGGCATGATCGGCCCGACCTTCAACGCCGTGGCCGACCGGATCGGCGCCGATTTCCAGATCGACTGGTTCGGGGCGCAGTCCTGGGCCTCGATGCTCGACCATGCCGCCAGCAACGCGGGCACCATGGCCGAGCGGTTCCGCCAGCGGGCGGCGGACACGCGGGCGGGCGCCTTCGATGGGGTCCGCGAGGCCGTCACCGCGCTGGTCGAGGCGGTACGCGGCTCGGGTGAAGAGACCGAAGGCGCACTCGATGCCGCTGCCGCCGGGGCCCGGCGCGTGGCCGAGGCGCTGGACGAGGCGGAAACCTCGGCAGGCCGCGCGGGCGCCGCCGGGCGCGAGGCCGGAACCCAGACCACCACCGGCGCCGAGGAAGCCGTGAACGGCTGGCAGGCGGTCACCGCCGCGCTGGCCGACTATGCCGCAAGGGCCCGCGAGATCGGCGCCGATATCGGCCAGGCGCTGATCGGGGCGTTTGGGGCGGCCGAGAACGCCGTCGCCGACTTCGTCCGCAAGGGCAAGCTCGACTTCCGCGATCTGGTGACCTCGATGATCGCCGATCTGGCAAGGCTCGCGGCCCGGCGCTTCATCCTCGGCCCGCTGGCGGGGCTCCTGTCGGGCGTGCTGGGCGGCGCCGGGGGCATGTTCGCCTCGGTCCTGCACGCGGGCGGCACGGTTGGCGCGCCCGGCCCTGGCCGGATGGTCCCGGCGCTGGCCTTCGCCAATGCCCCGCGCATGCATTCCGGCGGCTGGGTCGGGCTGAAGCCGGACGAGGTGCCCGCCATCCTCCAGCGCGGCGAGCGCGTGCTCTCGCGGCGCGAAGCCGCCGGATATGGCGGGCGCGGCGGCGCACCCAGCGTCAACGTCACCATCATGACCCGCGATGCCGAGAGCTTCCGGCAGTCGCGCACGCAAGTTGCCGCCGACATCGCCCGCGCGGTGTCGATGGGCCGCCGCGGTCTCTGAGGATCCCGAGAATGGCGTTTCACGAGGTCCGGTTTCCGGACGCGATCAGCCGTGGCGCGCGCGGCGGGCCGGAGCGGCGCACGCAGGTGGTGGAACTGGCGAGCGGCGACGAGGAGCGCAATGCCAGCTGGGCCAACTCCCGCCGCCGCTACGATGTCGCCTATGGCATTCGCCGCGCCGACGATCTGGCAGCGGTGGTCGCATTCTTCGAGGCGCGCAACGGCCGCCTCCACGGCTTCCGCTTCAAGGACTGGGGCGATCACAAGTCCTGCCTGCCCTCGGGCACGCCCTCGCCACTGGACCAGCCCCTCGGCACCGGCGATGGCGTCCGCACGACGTTCGCGCTCCTGAAGCGCTACGCATCCGGCCCGCAACCCTGGACCCGGGCGATCACCAAGCCCGTCGCAGGCACCGTCCGCGTGGCACTCGGCGGCACCGAGCAGCTCTCGGGCTGGTCGGTCGACACCACCTCCGGCCTCGTCACCTTCGGCTCGGCCCCCGGCGCGAGCGTCCCCGTCACCGCGGGCTTCGAGTTCGACACCCCTGTCCGCTTCGACACCGACGCGCTCGACGTGACGCTCGACCTCGAACGGCTGGGGTCCATCGCCTCCATCCCGCTCCTGGAGACCCGACGATGAACGACAGCGGCAGCTTCATTCTAGGCGTGCTGCGCGATGTCGCGACCTCGGCGGCGGTCATCCTCGCTGCCTGGGGCGCGCTCGGCGGGGCGACCAATGCGCTGACCACGAAGATGCGTCTGCGCGATGCGATCCGACACCTCCTGCTTGGCGGTCTGATCGCCGCCGGGATGGGCAGCCTGTCGATGGCCATCGTCGCCCGCTGGCTCGACCTTCCGGCCGAGACGGTGGCAGCGGGCGGGGCGGCGGGCTCGGCCGCCTATCTCGTCGGCGTCTTCGGCCCGGCCTTCATCGAGGTCGCGCTCGCCCGCATGCGCGGGCCCGGCGGGGGCAAGGACGATGCCTGAGCTCCTGCGCCTCGCGCGCCTGCTCCGCTGCGACAGCCCCAGCCCCGGGCGCCTCTTCGCCCACCGCCTCCGCGTCGGCCTCGTTGTCGCGGGGCTGATCCTCCTCCTCTCGCTCCTGAGGTGATCCCATGCAGACGACTGTTGATTTTCACCCAGAACTGAGCCGGGTTTTTCAGCGAGAAGTGAGCCACCTCTGATTATGGATTTCGGTTCATGCTGGGGTCAAGCTGTGTGTTGTCTCCTTCTTTTTCTTTGCTGCGGATGC